CCAAGCCAATATCTCAAGTGTAAAACGAAATCTGTCACTACGCCAATCATCTTTAATCCAATCAAAAGTAGGTTTTAATAATTCATTCATAGAAACTCACATTCAACCATGAGTTCGGTCAGACATGCAACAAGGTTAATTTCAGTATCAGCAACAAATGCGTTCTTGTATTGATAATCAGCAATAATCACAACCGCTTGTGGAATAGATTGTGGCTTCATAACATCATATAAAGAATCATACAACTGACGGAACATTGTATTAGTATCCAAATCAGTAGATGCAACCCACTTACGAATTGCACCAAAGTCTTTATCTTTGATATGTTTAGTAATTTCACTAATCTGAACATTACCAATCTGTGAAAGAATACCAGTATCAATCTTTCCAAACTGTGAATATCTTTGCAACTCATTTAGAATACGGCGATTGTCTGGAAAGTGTTTCTTAATTAATTCTGCAATAACCGAGTCAACATACTCAATTTTTTCACTTTGCAAAATAGATTGAATTCGTTTGAAAAACGCAGAGGCCATCTTGGCCTTCTCACCGTTCTTTAGATTAAAATCAATAACTGCACAACGACTGTGCAATGGTTCAATGATACGAGTTTTGTAATTACAAGTAAAGATGAATGAGCAGTTAACTGCAAATTCTTCAATTGCATTACGCAAAGCAGGTTGTGTTGAGTTTGGATTTAGATAGTCTGCTTCATCAATAATGATGACCTTACGACCACCAGACAACGACATAGATGAAGCATAGTTTTTAATCTTGACACGAAAAGTATCAATACCAGATTCATCAGAACCGTTAATGACCATGAAGTCACATCCGATTTCATTACACATAGCCTTGGCGACTGTAGTCTTACCAACGCCTGCACCACCACTTAACAATAGATTAGGAATATTCTGTTGATTAACATATTCCTGAAATGGTTGTTTCAACCGTTCTGGTAGAATACAATCTTCAATTGTTTGTGGTCTGTATTTCTCTGTCCATAATAAATGTTCCATACACCACTTTCATAATAAAAAAATTCACATTAAGTTTCAATAGCAACTCTGTGCCATTCATCACCGATTTTCATCCACAAACGATTGTCTTTGCCGACAGTCATTGAGACTCGGTGGGTAACTTGTTCATTCCAACCATTGACATACATTACATGTTGACCCATAGTTGGTTCTGGTGATTTAGATTTCTCACCATATGCACCTGTAAATTGAATCGATGTTGCTTCTTTTGGTGGTGCAAGATGGCTAATGTCTTTGTGTTCATTAGCCATTTCTTTCACCTGCCTGTAAGAGGCAGCACCAACAGCAAAGGCACCAATGATGCCTGCACCTCTTAGAAAATTACGCCTCTGTTCCATTTTTAAGTTCCTCAATACGATACTTCAATACACTAGCCGCATCATTGAAACGACCAGTACCTTCAGTATGTGGTTTGAAATAATCTCGCAATAGAGTTTGTCTCTCCATCTCTAATACAGCAATGTATTGTTCTTTTGTGATATCATAACTTTCATAATCAACTGTTTGCATGATTAAGCCTTTTCAAATTTAGAACCAGACTCAGTTGTAATCCAGTATTGAAGTGGTGTAGTTTTGTGTTGAAAGTGTGAAACACCTTTAGAAGATATTTTCACATCATATGCACCAGGTAGAATCTTGGTCAAGTTTTCTGTTTTGAAAACCATGCGATATTTACTGCCATCACCATCAGTTAAGTCAAGTGAATCGGTATGTGCAGAATCATTTTGCAAATCCAATGTTATGATTGAAACTTTCTTGCCATCAGATTCAATTGCAATTTGTGGTGAAGAAAGAACAGAAGCAGCACGGAGAATCCAATCAAAATCTTCTGCTGTCAAAGCAAAATTAATTTCAGGGTCAGGCATTACAAGTGCTTTTTCTGGTGGTGTAACAATCATAGTAGGTTCGCAAAAGCGATACTTGATTTTACTACGACCTTTGTTGCCACAGATAACAACATGTTTCTCATCAAATTCAAATGATGGATCGTCTTTGTGTAGAGATACGACCGACAGAAAATTGTTTAGGTCATAAACACCAAACTCTGCGGGAATATCTTCTTTGATTGTAACTTCAGCAAGAATATTCTTGTGTGAAGAAACTGTTTTCAATGTCTTGCCTTTTTTGAACATGATGCCTTGATTGATGGCACCGAAGTTCTTTAAGACTGAAATTGTTTCAGTTGATAATTTCATAATATAACTCCAAAAATTTATTTTGTATCTAAAGAATACATTGTATCATGTTCATATAGGAACATGAGGCAACAAAGAGCATGTGATAGGTGATGTTTGCCAGACTCAGGGTCTACTATTTCACCTTGTTTCCATGCCCACAAATGCCGTTGCAAGGCATCAAAATACCTGCGTTTAGCATCAGGTACTCTTTTCCAATTATCTCGCTCATACTTTTGAGCACCAAATGTTAATACATCAACAGTTGATTCAAGTGCGAGAGGTGGTAACAAACCATATTCTAGTTTGTTACCATCAAATTTACGACCACCTGTTGTTGCAGTTTGTGAATCTTTAACAACATCATCGCTCATTATAGTTTTCCTGTATACTGAGCCACGGAAGGCATATTACCTGTAAAGGCATAACTACCAATGTGTTGTGTTTTCATCCAAGGACACAAGTAAATTTGTCCACCCATTTTACGCCACATCTGACAGAACATATAATCTTCTGATAGATAGCGGTCAGAACCACCACCAACAATTGATTCTTTGGTGTCGATTACAGTATCAAAATACGCATGAATATATCTTGTACCATCAAAGTTAGCCTGCCCAACATGGTCTGGTTTATATCGAATAGTTGGATATTCTTCTTTCATTTTATCGAACACATGGCGTTTTACCATCATGTAACCTGTACCAATTTCCATAACCTCAAGAGGTTCTGTTACTTGAAATTGTTTTGTGCCTTTTACAACATTGAAAACATATTCACCTACAAGTTGTTCAAGTTCTTTTGGTTCTAAGTCTGTATGATTTCTGGCTGCATGTGCAATGTTACTCCAGTTCATTGATTTCTTTGGATAAGGGCCACCAATAACATCTTTATCAAGTGCTAACAAGGCAATTACGTCTTGTGCATTGAAGTTAATATCGGAGTCAATAAACAATAAGTGTGTATATTCTGTGCGTAAGAATTCGTCAACCAGATAATTGCGAGCCCTTGTAATCAATGATTCATTGAATAGAAATGAAAATTTAATTTCAATACCATATCGCATCATTGTTGTTTGTAAATCTAAACATGATTTCATGTAAAGACCGTGGTTCATGCCACCATACATTGGAGTAGCAACGAATAATTTATGTTGCTTTAATTCTTCTAACTTAACTTGTATTTCCATAATGTACCCATAAAATAAAAAAAGAGGAGAGGATACAATATATATCCTTTCCTCTCATAATTTCCTAAGAAAACTTAGGCAAAAGCACGTTCACCTGTAGAACGGATTGCGGCAATGCCTGCAGCAACCATACGCTTAGTTGGTGTACCCAAGCGATAGAAAGCAACCTTGTCACCACTTGCATTGATGCGAGTGTTCAAGTAGATTGCATTGCCTTCATTACGCAACTCATTGATGGTTGCAGAAGGATTTGCAACACCGAAAACTGACTGCATCTTAGCAGCTGTCAAGGTGTTGTATGCACTATCTTTAGAAAGATAGGCAAGGACTTTTGATTTTGTTGTCATATAGACTCCATAATAAAACGAATCGCATTGAAAAAATATCTGAGAGGCGACTCAATCTCTCAAATCATGTGTAAGTATAACAGATTAAATAAGGTGTGTCAATACTTTTTAAGGTAAATAACACACCATTGCCTTAAACAGAAGGTGCCCGAGTTCTATCTTTTTTGATGATATTTCTTATCGGTGTTAGTCCTTCAATATTACCATCTTCTCTTTTGCCACCTTTAGAATAAGGTGTTCCCTCATCTATCTGGTACTTGTGTGATTGTGAAAAAGGAATATCTAAAACAACCATTGATTCATCACGGGATAAACTATTTCTATCACCAAGTTTAGTAATTATATTGCGTTTTTCTAATTCTTTGAGGCAAGATTTTAAATCTTCTAACAAATAACGAACACGAGCCCAATCTGCAAAAGTATATTTTGAACCACCTTGACCTTTCACACTTTCTTTACGAGAATGTTTTTGGTCTTCATTATGAACTATAAAAGACCAAGCATGTTTCACTTTATTTTCTTTACCTGTAAGTGGATTAATGAATGTACTTTTACAATCAGTATTATATATTCGTTTATATTCTTCATCAAAGAACCATTTAATAAATTCTCCTTCGTCTTTAATAGAATATTTACCATCAATATTATACAACTTACTCCAAATATTTCCTTTTTGAAGGAGAAAAGATAAGGTATAAAATAGATTATATAAACTTGACTTTGAAAACTTTTTTAAGTTCACATTTGTCTGGTCGAGTACTGCACAACCATTTGCCATAATTTTAAATATTTTCTTGGTGAGTTCTTGTTCAGATTTTACAATCTTTACAATACCTTTTGGATTAGAACCCAAAACTTCATCTAAAACATCAGTATCATAACCTTCATATTTGTTATTATTAATATATAATAACATTTCTGCAAGAATTAGAGTGTCGCCTTTATGGTCAAGTGAGTATTCTCCACCCATACCTGTGAAACAAGGTGTGCGAGTAGCGCCTTTATTTTTTCTTCCAAACATATCGAAAAGAATAACATCATTTGAAAGAGTTGTTACTAACCAGCGATTTAACGGATTGTAATTTAAAATTCTTTTTTCATGTTTTTTCATAGGTTCCATACTATTTGAAGTAATGAATACACGAGCTAGTTCACGCAAATCACCTTTTTCATACACAACACAAATTAAAGGAATATCATTTCGAATATGATATTGAATATCTTCATCTAGTTTAGAGAATTTACCAGATACAGAAATTGTACCCTGTTCACCTTCTTTTCTGAAAACAATTCTTTCTTTTGGTTTAAAACTATGTTTGTCATCAATATAAGTTACGATAGTATCAATACGATGTTGACCATCTAACACAAGATATTCATATTTTTGTTTGACCAATTCTTGAAAATATTCCAAATTTTCTTGAATAAAATCTAAATCAATATCATCTGGATTAGATTTTAGTTGAACTTTCAAAAAATCAACAATTGGTTTAATTTCTGCAAATTGAAAACAATCTTTAACAGATGCACCGTTAATCATTGTATAGAGATATGAATTCTTTTTCTCTGGTTTCCAAGGAGTCAGCAATCTTTGTAACCGTTCACGGTCAAAGAAAAATTTACCATTTTTATAGAGACTGTATAATATAGAAGGCGTCCACATAACTGGTTTACCTTCAACTTTTTTTGTTAAGTTTATTACAGCACGATATACTGGAGATAGTTTTTTATTCATAATATAAATTCCTAATTAAAAGGGAACATCTTCTTCAGAATCAATTTCTGGAACTTCTTCTGGTGCCATTGTAGAGGCAAGAATTGTTTCGGTATTTGCACCTGCATCAACTTTGGTATACAAGTCAAGGAATGATGCCTTAGTATCATCATCAAAACGGTTCAAACAAAGGCCGATTGCCTTCATCTTATCACCAAAGATACCGAATGTTTCAACAATGTGGACTAAACGGCGAGTAGAAATCACTTCGTCACAACCACCATCTGCGAATGTTTTACGAATAACATCTGCCCATGTAACAAGTTTTTCAGCAAACTCATCATCGGCACGACCAACTGAGGTCAATTCTTTTTCAATGATTTTGCGTTCTGTTTTAACAGGAGGAAATTCTTGTTCCATTGTAGTGCGGAATCTTTCAAGGAAAGCCTCATTCAATACATTGGTAAACATATAACGACCATCATCTGAACCTTTACCTTTTGTATTTGCAGTAGCGAATACGGTAAAACCAGGCGCAGGAGAAATTAATTCGCCTTTCTTTTTCAACATGAATGGTTTGCCTTCAAGCACCCGTTGTAATGAAGAAAGGTTCTGAGCACCATAATCAATTTCGTCAATACATAAAACAGCACCTTGACGAGCAGCCGTTGTAACAGGACCATCACGCCATTCCATGTTGCCATTAATTAGAACATAGTTACCAAGTAAATCACTTTCATCGGTTTCTGGTGTCATTGATACACAAACGAATTTGCGTTTTGCCTTAGCACAGGCCTGTTCAATAGACAT